TTTTTAACGTCCGCTGGTACTATTGCGCGCAAGCCTGCAAGGCTTACAGCGAGTAGGCTCCGCCGTAGCGAGCGTACAAACAGGAGCGAAGCGACCAAGGAAAGGACGCAGGACTTTCCTCCTTAAACACCCCGAGCGAAGCGAGCTTATTTTCTCGCTAATTCTGACTTTCAGCAGCCCCAAGAGGTTAAAAAACCCACTCTTGCGTGGATACGCAATAGGTGTGGTGTTAAAACCTTCCTTACGTTCCAACACTTGACAATAACATTTCGTGCTTCTCTAATATATATGTTTTGTTTCGTTCCCAACTTTCGTAAATCTCTTTATTCCAATCGTTTTCTTCCATAGAAAATTCGGCCTGTGACGGTAACTTTGTTAGAATTTTCGTGCTGAGTTTCTCAGCTAATTTTTTGGCTTCTGCGATAGCTTTGCGTTGTTTTTCTTCCTTCCTGCGTTCTTTCATTGCATTCCACGCTATTGGGTCGTCACCCATCACATTACGTCCATATTCCTGCCAATATCTTCTTAAATTGTCTATTGTTTTCCAATCGTCGGCTTTGACCTTTTCTCCAAATATCCATAATAGTCCTCTGTTTAGGTTGTTTATCCACATTCTCTCTCGTTCCTCGTCGGTGAATATTTTGTTCTTGTAATATTTGGGCATGGCCATTTTGGTACCGTTTCGGAAGGTATAAGTGGCTACGTCGATTCGTTTGTAGTTTTGTTTTTGCCAGAGGTAATCTAGCCTGTTCATGTATCCTGCACCGATTCCTGCGCTGGCTAATACGACTTGTTTGAATGTAGGGTGTTTGATGTCTACTTTTAACATGTATTTTGTTATGTAATTGACGCTTCTGCTGTTGCAATATTGACCTATAAAGGAAAATCCGTATTTCCAGTGCTTTTTTATCAGCTCTGCGCTTTTTTGTCCGAAGAATATTCCGTGCAGGTGAATTCTGTCCCCATCTTCTCCTAGCTCTGTGACGCACCAATGTCTTATGCTTTTTCCTGTGTCTTTTCTCGCCCTTTCTAGGAATAATCTTAGTCCTTTTGTTGCTATTTCGTTTGGGTTTAATTCCCAGTTTAAGTTGGTTTGTTCTTCCAGTTCTTTTATTCCTTCTGGCGATATGGTTAGCGTGACAAAGTATCCGAAGTTCAACTTTATTTCTTCTTCCAGTCGCACTCTCCATTCTCGTTGTTTTTCTTTACGGCATTCAATGCAGCAACCACACTTTACTGGAATGTAGTATAACCTCCTGTCTTTACAGACAGGAGGCTTGCCTTTGTTCTTTTTGTTAGGTTTGTATTTAGGGTTTCTAATGAATTTAGGATATAAACACATATTAGTATGATTCTGTATATGATTCCGTCGTGATTTGTCCTCCTTTATTTTTTGTTGAGACTGTTTTCGTTTGCGACTTCTTTCCTCGAAGTTTGATAAACATTTCGGCTATATTTTCTCCGAATTGTAAACCAATTTGAAGTCTTTCGTTGAATGTTTGCTCTTCCCATCGTTCAATCATTCCTTCTACTTGCTTACGGTATGTTTCTTTGTCCCAATCGTATTTATCGGCTAGTGCGTTTAATTCTTTTGCTGAGGCTTTTAATTGTTCAATCTGTGCGTCTCCTACTTCTACGTCTTTGTAGGTTTTGGCAATTGACGCTATTAATTGGGCATTCATATAATAAGCTGCGTCTACCCTGTCTTCTAAGGTTCTCTTGTCGTATTCATATCCGAGTTTCTCTCTTTGGAATTCCCAGTATACCTTATGAGCCATTTCGCTGTAATAAGTCGCAACGGCGAATGCTTCGCTAATTTGAGCTCTTGATGAGGCTTCTTTGCTTTCGTTAAGCCTTTGTATGGTCTCTTCTGTACTTTTTTTTGCTTTTGCAAGTTCTTCCTCTGCTTCTTTTAGTTTTTTGCTGGCGATAAGCTCATCGATTTTGGCGCTCATTTCTTCAATCCGCTTTTCTGCTTCCCTGATATCCACACCTCCAATCTTTTTCGCTTCTTCCTCTGCCTTTTTCGCTTGCGCTTCCGCCAAAGCTATCTGTGCGTCATTCATTCTTCTTTGTTGTTCAATCTGTTGTGTTTGTAGAGCCATGGCGACAGGATTACCTTGTGGTTGTTCTGGACTTGTCTGGTGTGCTCCTCCGCTGGCTCCCATGCCGCCCGCTCCGCTTTGTCCGTACATTAATCCTATGTTTAACCCTGCATCTTTTAAGTGCTGTACTTGGTTTTCTGCATTTGTGTAATCCCAGTAATCTTTGGCATATTGTTGTGATTTTGCTGCCGCTCCTTGCTGGTATTGGTTTTGCAGAGCCATGATGTATCTGTTGTATTTTGCTTGCTCATCCATGGCTTTTCTTGGTGACCAGCTTAATCCCAATATTTGGCTTATTCCTCCTGTTAAGAGTCCTGTTAGGCCGCTGGCTCCTGAGCTGGCTAATCCTGATATAAATGATTCTTTGAATCCCATATTTGGTTTGTTTTAATTTTTCGCCCTTGTAATTTTACAAGGGTTATACATATTACTAGATAATATATGCTACATGCGTACCATTTTGTGAAAAATGGAGGGAGAAGAGGTTAAACCTCTATCTCCCAGCCTTTTAGATGTGCGGTTTATCCCGCCGATTCCTGCTGCGAAGAATTGTCTCCTATTTCTTTCGAATCGAGGGCATTTTGTTCTTGTTGTTCAATTTTCCCGTAGTTTTTTGATTTTGCGAGATTTGCCTGGTTTACCGCCTCCATAGCTTGTTGTGCAATATCCCATCGGTCAGTTCTGATGTTGTAAGCTGGTAATACTCCGTCCTCTCTGTTTGTATAAATGATTGGTGCTCCATCTGTGATAGGTTCATTGTTCTCGGTAATTCTACGTACTTTGTTTTCAATACTTTCTCCTTCTTGAAATTCATAATTTGTTTTTGGAGGTCTTGAATATAACTTTGGTTTAATCATAATTATAAGTTTTAAATATTAGGAATAACTTTTGCTGACATGACACGTCTGGGTTTTATGTTAAATGCTATTTGTATCCAAAAATTTTGGGCAGTTATGTCTGTATCAGCGAAGATATTGTTGTAGAGATGTGGAAATACGTATGTTGTGTAGGTATTTATATCTCCAAATATTCTATTTAAGCACATCCAGCCTTCATTTTCGATGAGTGCGAAATTCCCATACGTTTTGTTTACATTCGTCATGTATTCAATCCATGCAGGTTGTTTACCGATTGACTTATTTGACATTTCGAGAGATGTATTTGCGTTTAAGCTTCGGTACAATCTGTCTTGAAAGCCTATACCGTCAAGTTGTGGTTTATGCAAATCGTCTAGTGTCAATAAATAATTGTCCCATTCGTTACCTTGAAAATAATCTACTCGTGGAGTAATGGAGGTAATACAGAATATATAGCCTGGTTCGTCTGCCTTGAATATAATATTTCCTCCTTTGTGATTGGTCGCTAAACCTCTACCCGCTAACGTACCTAATGGTTGGTCTTCGGTTCCGCTGTTGTTTACAACTTCTTGGAATTCTATTTCAAGGGAGCTACCTCCGAGGTAAATAGGTGTTTCAATATGGTTTAAACCTCCGCTAGTATATACGGTTTGAATCCATGCGTTATAACTTCCATCGCTTACTGCAATTCTGTTAAGCATAGTATATACTTTTTTTGCAAGATTTAAGGTATCGAGTGTAAAGCTTCCTCCCGAAGTATCGATAGCTGTTATTGCATTAATTCCTGTTTCTCCATCAATCCATTCGGTATTAACCCAGTTTGTATTGATATCACTTTGATAGGTTTTAAGAGCAAGGCCTACCAATGGTTGTGAACAACTTGGTGCTATACCATTTTTTGTTTGTGTAGGTTTAAAGATGTCAACTATGAATCGCTCTTGTGCTATATATTGAGTTTTCCCTGCTGCGAGTATATTTTCTCTCATATCGTCGATTTCACTCAACTTGTAGCTATTATATCTCGCTTCTACGCTTGTGGCGAGAGAAGGCTTGTTTACATAAAAATATGTTTTAAAAGTTCTTTCGGTTGGGAGGAATGTAGTTGCGTTAATTTTATAATACTCTACACCTTCGACGGCGTTGCTTACGAATTCTGTAATGTTTGTTATAACTTCTTTTTCTGTGAGATTGTTTATAGTCCCATATATTTGGATTGCTACTTGACCTCCTACGCCTCCGCCAGTTTCAACTAGCCAACCAGTTTGCATGTTTATGTTTACTTCTATTTGTCCTGAGTCCTTATCTTGGGTGTATGGCTTTATAGCTAATACCCAAATTTGGTAGTCTGTGTTTTTTTTAGGATAATCACCTGTAGAGTCTATTAAGTTTGGTATACCCGTAGCGACAATAGACCATGAGCTCTTTTTATCGCTGCTATTTGCAAGAGTTATGCTCATTTGTCCTTCGTCGAGAGTGCTTGCTATTTGTTTGTATAAATAATAGGTATTTCCGGATATTACATAAAAATTTTCTTCTTGTTTGTTTGCATAATAATTTTTAAAGATGTCGTAATACATCATTAGTTTAATGCAGTTGAAAGTTTTATTTCTTGAACCATAAGGCTCTAAGGTTGAGAGAGCTCTTACCCCTGTATATGCAACTAGTGAGCTTGGATTAACTTCATTGAGTAGAGAGTCGTTACTTCCTTCCATTTTAGTCTTATCGGTATATAGGCTATAAGATATTGGAAATATAGGAAATTTTACCTGTTTCATATTTAAACCTATATTTAATGCATTGTTATGCAACATAGCATTATACAGTCTGATAGGACAGAAGAAGAAGTCGTTTTGCTGTTTAAAGCTTCCGAATAGAGGTCCAATGGTTGGGTGTGTTAGAGTGTGACACTTAGTTTCGATAGGGAAGGTATCCCCTGGTAATATTAAATGATATAATGTAGGAATTAGAGTTCCTACGGCTGCTGATGTTCGGCAGACACTGCTAAGGTCGTGTGTACTACGGTTATAATTATTCAACCGTGTCATCATTTTTTTACCCCCGCCGAGGGTGTTTTTTCCAATACTTACTTTCATTGTTGTTGTTGTTTATAAAGGTTATTGAGTTTTTGGCACATTGCTCCGATGATGGATAAGTCTAGGTTGGTGAGACTGAAATTTTCTTCAAGGTATTGTTCTGCCTCTTCTTGACTGTCAAATAAGAGTGGTGACACTACATATTCTCCCACTATGAAGGTGAATTTATCCTCTTCGCCTATTTTGACGGCTCTCACTTTGACAACATCTTGTCTTGTTGCCCAATCTAATGCTTCTTGTTGTTCCATAATTAAATGTTTTTGATTGCTTCAATTTTTGTTAATATAATTCTGCTTTTGCGTAATTCGTCTTCGAGCCGTTCTGCTTCTTTGAATAGACAGCAATTCATGACGATTCTGAATCCTTTTAAGAGATTCCCTGTGTCGTAGTCAAAACCTTCCCACATAAGGCAATATGCACCTTCGCTGAATGCTTCGAAAGGTATCTTGGCGGATTTAACCCATTCTTTTTTACGGAATTTCCCGTATTTCGTAATCGATGGTATCATTGTGATGTGAAATTGAATCATTTTTACATTTGTTGTTTACATTTACGGTATTTCCAGATATTCGCCAGGTGCTGCCGCAACTTTCTATTATATAGGATATTGCCAATAATATGGCGGCACCTATAATACTTGCTACTGTTTTCCAGTTTTCCTTTAAGAATTGCTTGATTTCTTCTTTCATTCTAATAAATTTTATAGATTTGAAAATATAAAGTTTCTTTAAATAAATTCCTTATGGTTGCTACTATTACTCTAATTTCCTTTTTTGAGTAGCCTGTTATTGTTTCGGGAACATTGTATCTGTGTTTCCCTAATAAATCGGCTACCCACAAATGTCGTGAATTGCTGTGTGTAATGGTTTTAATTATTTTAAAATTATCATAAATATCTTGATAATAATGACATCTTCTGCTGGCTTCTTCTTCGGTTTTTCCGCTTATGAGAGCTATGTACTTTTCATCTTTATTGAACAAAATGTGTGATACTTTTTTTCTTTCCATAATCTTGTGTTTTTTTGTTACAATACAAAGATAATACAGAAAGTCCCCTTTTCCAAATAAATATCCCATTTTAACATATGTAATTAACGTTTTTAACGTCCGCTGGTACTATTGCGCGCAAGCCTGCAAGGCTTACAGCGAGTAGGCTCCGCCGTAGCGAGCGTAC